ATCCAGTGGCAAAACCATCCGACGACGCTAAAGGCGCCCAGCAGTACCAGGAACGACCCCACATTTTGGAGCCAAGGATAAAGGTTCATTATGTCCTCCCAGACGGTTAGTAGTTCGGGCTCAAACTAGCATCCGATCACCCTTGGATGTCAACGACCTCGGGATCGTCCGGCGTGGCGTGGTCCACTTTCCCCACGCCAAACACGGGATTTGCCGGGTCCAGCCATGAGAGCAGGGTCCGCAGTCCCGCGATACCGGCGGCGAATAAGGCAGGCAGGAACCAGTCGTCGGACAGGGGCGCGATGGGGATTAGGGCGATAAAAGAGGCGGCGAAGGTGATCAGGGCGGAGCGAAGGATCGGGTTCATAGTCCTGCCGTTTCTAGTCGTTTCGAGATGTCGTCTAGTTTGATGTCGAGGTTGTCCAGTTGATCCAGCCGCTTTGATGCGGCGCGGGCCAGTTGCCATACTTTCCCCACTCCCACACCGATAGCGACCAGCGAGGCGATGATCGAGCCGGTCATGATTATGCCACCCGACACGCTTTGCGTGTTGATCAGGACCAGGGGGAACCCGGCAGCTGTCGCACCGATGGCGGAAAGTAGGGGCGTCATAGTGGCAGCGTCGACCCGTTCAGCCATGATGCCCACCCTACGGGCTTGGCGCCCCATTTGATGCGCGGCGTGTGGATGGATGTGTGGCCTAGTAGTCCCTGCGTGGGGAGGTCTGAGCCCCAGATAGTGCCGTCACCGTTGGAAATAGCGACGTGGCCATACCGTCCGACCGACCAGTAGATTACGGCGCCCTTGGGCGGGTCGTTATCCCAGGCGTGCTTATGCCTAGTCGGGACTGCGGCCCAATAGGTGTCCGCGTCCGCGTACTTACCTGGAAGGCCCCAGGCGGTGCGAACGGCCCGTAGGCATAGGCCACCGTAGCCGCGCGTTCGTAGCAGACTATTGCGCCTCATCCACGAAACGGCGCCGACGGCGGACCTCATTACAGGACCGCCATCAGGCAATAGCCGCCGGTGATGGAGCCCGCGGTCCGTAAGTTTGTGATCACTACGACACAGTCGTCCTCGGTGATGTCACTCACGCTTGCCGATGCGGCGGCGGGAAAGTCGGTCGTAGGGGTTATGTTGACGACAGGCGGAGTCGGAAAAAGGCCTATTGGGAACGTCACCGTGACGGTTTCGTTTCCTGTCGCCACGATAGTCCCGACCGAGGCGGTTTCGGTGTAAATAATCGGGACCGTTGCGTCGATGGCGTTGCCAAGGGACCTGATAGCTGAGGCCCCATCCGCTACGCGGTCGGTGTTGTCTGGGGTGGGCCAGTCGTGTGTCGGTGTAGTTGCCATTAGTTGCTCCAGTCGTCCCACGACGTAGTTGTCGCGGATAGGTTAGCGAAAGTAAAGTTAGCGGGTGTGTCTTTCCACCGGTCCGTCGTAAAACCTGTCGTATTGTATTCGGTGATCGTGTCCCACGTCCAAAACGTCGACAAGGTGTCCCACGTTTCGGCCTCGGGTATGTCCTCGCAGATTATTCCGCGGCCGCAGTAGCGCCCGTCCACGAGTTCTAGGTCGATCTGCCAATGGTTGTCGAAATCCCACGTTTCCCGATAGCCCGTAATCACCGCGACTATGGTATTTGCGAGAGGCTGGGGTAAGCCTGTGACGCTGACCACGTTGCCTACCTCGATGTATTGGAAAGAGTCCGGCAATAAATCGTCCGTAAAACTTAGGGCAGGGATGTTGTCGCGGGGCCGGGAGTTCCGGTAAATCCACTCGTTGGCAAGGTCTAGGGCGTCGTCGACTAGCAGCAGTTGAGAGTCAAAATCCACCGACTGGACACCATAGGCCATGATCGAGGGCTCGTCCCTAACGTCCACTACTAGGCGCTCCAGGTTTTCGTCTGGGATGCCATAAAACACGCGGACCGCGTTAGCCAAACCCTCGCTAGAGTTTTCCACACTAATCCCCGCTAGGACCGTGGACGCGTCCAGCTCCAAAACGGGGTCCACGTTCCGCGCGTGGTTTTTGTCGTAGTAGGCCAAGCTCCCTTGCGGCCGGTCGACCATTAGCCCGAGGGCGTTAGCGGCGTACGTCCGCGCTAGTTCCCCATAGGACTCCCCCGCGTAGTGGACTGTTTCGGGGAAGGTGATGTTCGCGCCCGTGTCTAAGGTCCAGCCGTCCCAGTCGTAGGTTCCCGCGACGTATTCGGCCAGCGTAAGGATCGTGGCAATACGGTCCTCGTCCAGTTCCTCATAGTAGGTTTCGGATGTTCCCGATCCGGGGAAACGTATCCTTATCCGCTCCAGCTGGGCTAGGTTCCCTGTTGCCGAAACCGTTAGGACCGTGCTATCGATGTTTTCGAAATCCACGCGCCGCGAATACACGCGCCCCGTAAAACGTTCTATGCAGGAAAGATCGTCAAGCTCCGCGATTATTTGGATTTTGTCCCCGGCGGCGACGTCGTAGCTATTGTTCACGTTCACGAGCTGGAACGTCGCGCTTGATGGTTCCCCGCCGCTGCCCTCGAGGCCGTAGCCCGAGCTGAAAACGATCTCGACGTTGCGCAGGATCGTTGACGGGTCGATGGGCAGGCCGTTGCGAGTGATTTTCAGGGTTGTCATACCAGGCCCCCTGATCGGTAAAACCCGGTGCGCTGGGCCGTGCGGCCTTGGGGGGGTCGTATGCGACCTGTGCGTAGGTCGTTTGTGTTGAGCGCTTGGAGGACCGCGCGACCAGCGGAGGCGGGGTCTAGGGTTTGGACGATTACCGTGGGGCTACGGCCTCCCGTAGAGTCCGGGCGGTAGTGTGGGGCGCCGCCGGGCCAGTCCCTACCCGTCCACCGTTCGATCGGGCTTGCGCCGCTCGCGGGTGTGTCGCCGAAGGCCCACTCAAAAGAGGTCCCCGAGCGTACTTTCCGATCAAACTCTGCCCATTTGTCGCCCGCGTCCTGGAGAAACCCGGCCAAGTTTGAGATGGCCGTCCCTAAATCCTTGACTAGGTTAGTGATGTCCTCGATAGATTTTTGGCCCTCTTTGGATGATGCCCAGTCCCCAAACTCTTTGATTTTGGGTAATAGTTGTGCACCTAGCGTTTCTTGGATGTCGTTAAAAACCTCGGACAAGGTGTTGAGGCCGCCAGTGGCGGTGTCATTTGCCGCACTGTCGGCGCCTTTGTATTTGTCGGCGAGTATTTGGACAAGCTCCGCGCCCGTCGTTGACTTATCGTTGACTTTGACCAGTTCCGGGAATAACTTAAGCAACGCCGTTTTTTGGCCGTTGACGGCTTTCCCGATTGCCGTCGTAACCGTTTCGAGCGGTTTGCCCGAGGCTGTGGACAGGTCTAGCGACGTTGCTAGTAGCCCCTGGGCCCGTTTCAGGTTCCCCGTGGCGTCCACTAGGCGGCTAAGGGCTGGCCGCAGGTCGTCGTCCGACGCGGTAGAGGCGTACGCGAGGCGCGTAATCCACTTATCCAGTTCCTCTTTGTTGACCTTGACGCCACCCTTGAGGCGGTTCACGGCCGAGTTTAGTTTTGTGACCGCCACTTCCTCCTCGGCGGCGGCTTTGACTGCGTCGATCAGGACCGCGCCGAAACCTATTACGGCGGCCGCGCCCGCGGCCGCTCCAACCTTGATCCCCTTTGCGAAACCTTTTGTACCCTTTGAGGCTTTGCCTAGAGCCTTTTCTAAGCCTTTGGCGCTGCCAAGGATGTTGACGACAAGATTAGCTGGGCCCGCCATTAGCGTTTACTCCTTTGACTTGGGCCGTGGCTTTGTCGACGGCTTTGACGTATTCCGGTAGCCACTTATTTTGTGTCGTGACTGCCGCTCTGCTCAAAAACTGGTTTTCGCGGATGTGTCGATCGGGCCAGCCCCAGTGGATCGGGGCCGCGTATGGCACTGCGTTATTTCCGCCAAGAATACCCGCCTTTGTTCGGGAAACCCTGACGCGCATACTCCGAGCGAGAGTCCCGGAACGTCGCGGGGCCCGCGCCCGGCCCTCGGCTAACACTATTTTGGCGGCCGCTCGCCCAGCCTTTGAGAGGTCGCGAACGTCAAGGCCCGCCGCTTTCATTTCTCTCACGAGTTTGGCGACGCCCTCAACCTCGACCCTAGTTTCTAGTGGTCGAGGCATAACTACACGGCCGGGGTGACAGTGACGTCGCCGACGACTTCCCACTCCGCCGTCGTTGTCAAGCGCTCGCCCACGGCGCCGCCGACCTCAATGGCGAGGACCTGAACACTCCCGGAATACGTCGGGGCGCTTGGTCCCGGGGTCCAGCTAAAACTCTGCTCGGTAGTGTCCGTCGTCCAAGAAAAGGCGATAAGGCCTTCCGCGTCGTCGAAATCTTGGATCGCCTCAAGGGCGAGAGTGTTGCGACGGCGCAAGGCGGGCATGATTTCGGAACCGTCTAGGACCTCAAGGCGGGCGCCCTGTTCCTCGTGGCTTGGGGTGATGCGGACGTTTGTGGCTTGGGTGGCATAGGACACACCGTCTAGGGTGAGGACGCCGTCGCGGACGCGGGAGTCAATAATCGTCATTTCTAGTTTGACCTTTCCAGGGTGAGGGTTAGAGCTGGGGCACCGTCGCCGGT